GCACCAAATCCTGATGTTAAAACTGTAGTTCCACAATTATTAATTGTAACTGTATTTGATCCTTGACCATTAGCTATAGTTACAGTTCCTGTAGATGGTGTTCTTGTAGTACCAATAGCTTGAATACTAACCAAAACTCCAGATCCTGGATTAGTTGCTGGGAAAGATGTTTCATTATCTATTGGAACAAATCCACCAACATCATCTATAAGATCTACTATTCTAGCATTGATTGCTCCTGTTGTTGCAATCTTTGTATCTCCTGATGACCATGTATCACCTGATGATATTGTTTCTGTTGAATCTTGTCTAAAATATCTAGCATCAGAAGCTGATGTAGTAAATAATGTAGTATCACTAACTGAATGACCAGAATGTTCTGAGTTTGTAACTAATACTGCATCTGCTATTTTATCAGCAGTAACTGCATCATCTGCAATCTTTGCAGTTGTTACATTAGAATCTGCTATCTTAGCTGTAGTAACATTAGCATCTGTAATTTTAGAAGTAATTACAGAATTAGCTGCAAGTTTTGCTGCTGCTATAGAACCATCAGGTAATGTAACAGTTTTACCAGATATATCTAATGTACTTGCTAGTTTATCTGCTGTTACAGCTGCATTAGTTATTTTAGCTGTAGTAACTGCATTTGATTTAAGATTACTAGAATCTATTACATCTAATGGTATTGAATTATTTGTTTGAGATAATGCTGCAAGATATATAACTAGAGTTTCACTTTGTAAAGAACCTGAATCCCAAGTTACGTTTACAGTTGTATTTGTTGAAAATGATGAACTAGATATAGTTCCAACTATTGTTCCTGTTGAAGATCCAACAGCTTTGATTCTTCTATTAGCATGATAAACAGAAGTTACATTAGCTCCTGCTACAGTAAATGATGTTGCACTTGCATAAGCAAATGTATGTGCTCCATCACCATCACCATATATTACCCATTGAGAATCATTATAAAATTCTCTTATATCAGCTGTAATAGCTCTAAATGCATTGTTAATATTTGAAGGTAACATACCCTCAGCAATACTAACACCTCCTACTGAAGTATTATTACTAGCTGTTGTACTATAATCTTTTATTCCTGCCATTTAGTCTCCCATAAACCATACGAAAGCTTTATCACTTTCAGTATTATTTTTATTAATTAGTTCGTTCACACTTTGTTCTAACTGTCTTTGAAAGAACTCTTGTGATTCAAAAGAATATCTAACATTATCTATATCGTTAATATCACTCATCTTATACCTGCTTGTGAAGTTATAAAGTCTACTCCTTGTGCGTGTGTAAAAGTTGTTCCTGCTGGTATCTTTACATTAGCTCTTATATATCTACCAGATTTTCTTACAGGATTCAATCCACTAGCATTTTGTGTTACTGTTGATGAAGCTGTTTCATCATCAGCTATTCTTTCTCTTGTTTTTACTGTTAA